TAGGCATACAGGGATGAATGCTCCACCCACGGGGTTGCCCTAACCCGTACCCTTTGCACTCATCAGCTGATTATGTTTACAGCTCGCCTCGATGCTTTGCCTAACTCATTTCGTATTGCATGATTTAGGGCGCACCGATCTACCCAGGTTCCCCTGTTTACTGCCCACCTCATGCGACCGAGGCACACACCTGCTACTAGCCAATTGTTATTTCTTTACATTGGTGAACACTTGCAGCGCTTGGCATACGAGTATTCATGATTCCTGAACGTCTGAGTATAAGAGCCTTGCACTTGCTTGTATTGCAATGATGGGTGCGCGGTTGCGTCAACGAGCATCAGGTCAATTCCAGTAATCCAGCGATTGCCTTCACAGTCATTGCATTTAGCGTCTGGAATGTCTTTGTGATTGGCTTTTCTTACCATGTCACGGAACTGGGGCAACGATGGGAACTTTCCAAACTCCTCAATCATTGGCATTGCTTTGTAAGCCTCGTTTGGGTGAATTGATTGCAGAAACGGGTCTTCTTGCCAGCGTTCAATCACCATGTTGAATGAGATTTGTTGAGATGGGAATGTTGCTCGAATGTGATGCACCATTTTCTCAATGCTTTGATTGTTCATGTCGCTCCTATGCTCTCGGATTGCTAAGGGTGTAGAGAATGTACTCCATGTCGCTGGGCTTCCATACCGCTGCATGACATCCAGCCATCTCACAAGCGTTTAACCAAATCTTTTGTCCAGGCGTCAATTTGCCCTTCTCTGCTTTTAACTCAATAACCAATGGCCTGCCGCCTTGGAATGGGTGCACCATGAACAAATCAGGAAATCCCACATCGCCTTGCACGTTTGTCATCCAGCGTCCTCGACTGTTCTGTGCCGGCAGATCGTGATGCACTAACCAGCCGTAACGCTTGGCAATGCTGATCACCATGTCCTTAAAGTCGGATTCGCTGATCTTTGAGTCAAGTTTCATTTCTTGTTTTGCCACATCACTACAAGCACGGTTGCCCAAACACCCATAACTATCCCGATGATGTTGAATGCCACATAACTCACTTGAGCACCTCAATGATCTTAGATGCTTCATGCGATTTAAGCAGTTCTAAGACCGCTTCGTCGCTGTCCAACGTGCGTTGGATAAGTTCCAGCAATCGCAGGTCATCAAACCCACCGTCTTTGGCAAGTTTCTTTATGTAACCAATTTGCTTGGGAGTGGCAAACGCACCAGAGGGAACGTGCACTTGCGGTTGTGGTGACGTGGTAAGGCGCTCAACCTTTTGCATCTCATTGCGCGACGGCCTAGGCGTGCCGTTTGAGCCCAGCAAACAGTTGCCGATTGCTCTCCCGATCGCACTTGTTTCTGCGTTCTCTACAAATGAAGTTGCATTGACGCCACGATCAGATTTAATTTCTTCTGCATAGCCTGTCGCGACTGGCACCTTGTCATCCTTGTCGGCGTACAGCTCGCAATAGAAGACGCACGCATCGCCTGTGTAGTTCATCATGCACGTATAGACGCGCCCGTTCGGATATGCAGCCCACCATCGGACTAGACGCTGTTCTACGGTTTCGTAGTTGCTTAAGTCAAAGCCCATCAGATGCCAGCCCAAACAGATAAGCGCTGTGCATGGTCATGCGCGCCACCGCGCTGGGCGTATGCCAATTCGCCTGTGTTGCGGATGATGCCACGTCGAGCGGCAGCGTTAAGCCGTCCTGCGATGCCTTTGGTGACAGGGAACTGATCGCCTAGGTGCTTCCAAATGTCGTCAGATGTAAAGAAGCCTTTAGTGCGCGCAACCTGCACAATGGCAGCGTCAACTTCGTTTTGTTGTGGTCGTGTCCAGCGCGCATCGGCTGATGATTGCGATGCCAGCATGCCCTCAATAAATGGGGCGTTCTTTCGTGCCGGCACACGGCCATCACAGACGAAGTGTGTTTTGCCTGTTATCTCTGGGTAGGCAATTGTTTCTTTGCAGATCGTGCAGGTTTTCATTGTCGGAATCTCCTCGTCGGTTAGGAATGTGCTTGTAGTGCTTTGATTGCTAAGTCAAGTGTAGTCACATCGTGCAATGGCATTGGTTCTTCTAATGACAACGAGTTTTTCATGCCTTTAAGACGCTGAATAATGCTTGCGTGCGGATTAGTGCTTATGTCTGCAATTTCGTTTATCAAATTAAAGATTGCCATGTCGTGTCTTGTTGTCATCATTTGCTCCAATACCATTCGTCGGGTTTCTTCTGATAGTTCGCCTTGATTCCATGCCACACCTTCACTCATTTTGTTGCACTCCATGGCCCCCAGCCGTAACCGTGACGGTTTACGCCGTAATTGTAAATTGCTAACGCTGCGCGCAAATTAACATCAGCTTGTAACAAGTTTTCTGCCTCGGTAATAATGCCGGCATCAGTAAGCCATGGCGTCCAGAATCCGTTTATCTGCATTAGTCCGCGCGACCCGCCGTTTGGGTCTTTGCTGTTGTATGCGTTTGGTGTGCAATTTGATTCACGCCACATCACCGATTCGAGCACGGTGCGCTGATCGGCAGGCCAACCAAGGTTGACGGCAAGCGCGCTGAATTGCTCACAAGCCGACGTGTATGGGTCAATGTAGATCGTAGAACTGGTGGTCGTGGTCGGCTCAATTAGGTACGGTTGGACGCTTATCGGTGCCAAGGCGATGGTGCCAGATGGGGCGCTAGACGCGTTAGGAGCCCCTGTGAGCGCCGTAACCCCGAAGACCGTACAAAGCACTAGCCCAATGATTTTCTCTGCTAAATAGTTCATCTTTTCTCCAAAGGTATTGGCACGCCCCATGATGAAGCGTGCGATCTGAATGCGATTTGTCCTTGTAAGTATTTGCCCGAGTTTGGGTCTGTGAAGATTTGCACGAGGATCTCTTGCCCGTTATCCATCACGCCTATATAGACGCTGTAGTCAAAGATCTGTGGTTCAGTCATCGCCTGTCCTTTTGTCGGTAATTTGACCTTAGGGGATAGGTCAAGCCTTAGGTGGGATTTCCCCGAACACCTTTAAGAATGCGGCTTTAACCCAGATCACCGAGTCGGCGGCCTGTGGTGTTATCTCAATGTGGAACCAATCGCCACCTGGTGCACCGTGGATTGTTGGCTTTTCGTACTTGAGCCATGCGTACCGATCGCAACGCCATGCTCGACCCTGTGGTTCTGGGAAGTAATCCAAAATACATTGCAAGCCAAGATCGTTGGCGTTGGCAACAAGTTTGTCAATAAAAATCAGCGCCTCTTTGCGTCCTGCTTTTGGGTTCTTTTCGCTCCTGCGATACGACAGATCAACAGCTCTGCCAGTTGCGTGCACGGACAATGAGCCTGGCTTCCCGCGCATGTCACGTTGACCCCAAGACCCGTTGTTCCAAAGCGCGCCATTCGATGCGGCGATTGCTTGCTTTATCCATTCGTTCATGCCGGCACGTGGTGCTGGTGATGCACCGTCTGCGTTGCCTATGTAGTCGCGTGCGTTTGGCACGCCTGCTTTAGCTTTGGCTATTGCCACGACCAAATGCCAAGTCTTTGGGGTTCACATATCGAATGAGAACTGGCACAAGCGCGGCGAGCGCTGCTTTGCCTAGATCGGCTGGGTTTGTGTTGCCTGTGGAATACACCGCGATGACCGCTGCGATGACCGAGCGACCGTATGAGGCTAGTAGGGCTTTGTCTTTAGGCTTCAACATCTTTGGCTCCTTCTTTTGCTTTTGACTTTAGTCCGTTTGAGGCCACTAAGCCTGACAACGTGCCGGTCATAAAGACGGTCAAGGTTGATAGCAAGTCTATAAATGCAGAGTCGTTAGGGCTCTGGTGGCCGATTGGCTGGGTCACAAACATAAGCGCATAGACAAATCCAAGCACGGTGACAGCAAACACGCTGGCGAGGATGATGCCGACCACAACGATTAGTCGAGCGTGAAGCTCCTCGGGTTTAAGGCGTGGTCTCATAAATTAAATCCCTTGTGCACGTGCCAGATGGATTGCATATCGGTGGTTCGCATTCAGGCTTCTGCCAGTTGGCTGGGTCTTGGCATGGGTAACGATATGAGCCGTCATAACCACATCCCGCGCAACCCCACAATACGACCGCAATAAGTGCGACGTAGCCGATGAGGTAACGCCATCGCATTACGACAGAAGTGCGGCAACTTCGTCGGCAGTAAGTCCAAGTTTGGCGATTACTTCGGCTTTGGCTTTGGCGCGTGCTTTGTCGGCTTTGGCTAGTGCAGCGTGTTTTGCTAGGTCTTTGGCGCGTTGTTCGGTTTCGGCTTCGGTGTAATCACGCTCAATGGCGATACCTGTTTGTGCGTCTAGTTCATATACATCAGCCATCATTTTGCCTAACTGTTTTGGTATCCGTAAATGCGAATAGTGCCCGTAAAACTTGTGCCTCCATAATTGACCGTTATTCCGTCGTATGCGGTAGCGGTAGTGTGGTTGTTCCAAACTAGTTGAAGTGTTGTACCGCCTGAATCCTGACTACCCATAAAAGTCAAACCAACAGTTTGACGAGCCAAAGCAGGCGACAACAAAGTTGTTTGTAAACCATAACTTTGGGCTGAAGCAGCAAGATTTCCACCAAAATAAAAATCGTCTGTACCTGAAGCATTTGCACTAGCAAACGCAGTTACAGTTTGTCCACCAACCCTCTGGCTTGTGTAGTTAGTTGTTGAGTCTGTACCGCTCAACCGCAATCTCGCCGTCATTGCTCCATCGCCAACAGCGGCCGTTACATCAATAACTATCAAATAGTTTGCGTACGCGCTAGTAAAACAGTTGTTTATAGAAACGGTGTTTACAGCTGTTGGTGTTGCTTGCGTAATGTAAGTAAGCCCACCACCAACCGTGGCCCACGCGCTACCCGAATAAACCATGAGCGCTGAAGTTGCTTCGATGTAGGCGTACTGGCCCTGTGCAAGCACCTTTTCACCCGAGCCACCAAACGCCGCATCGCGAGTCACGGTCGTGGCAAAAACGGGAATACCCGTGTTCACTTCGGTCATTTGTGCAGCGGTAAGTACCTGGCCTGCAGTAAATGCTGGTACAGCGGTTTGTGCGTTAACTCCCATAAGTGCTCCTATCCTAAGACATTTTCGGCGTCAAGTACGCCATAGATCAGATCATCCAAAATTAACTCGTACACGATCGTGGTTGGCGCGGTGCTGTAAAGAACGCTGTGGCCTGTGCTGAAATCCAGACGGTGCTCGATGCCCTCAACTGACAGCTCTTGTGCCAACTGGGTTGTGCCAGTACCGCTAGGGAACGACTTTTCTACGCTGATGGTGTCGCCGATATCTACGGTTGCCAACGTGTCTTTTTGGGCTGTCGTCAGCATTAAAAACTTGGTTGCCACGGATGTGTAGCGCGCTTCGGGTTCTGGGTTAAGCAGGTAGGACGCCGCGGTGTCAATTTCTCCCTGCACGTGCAGCAGGCTGTTTGTGATGCTTGATGTCTGAATAAAATATGTGGCAATAGAACCTGCATCGGTTGCGGTAGCGGTTTTGCCGTCTAAGGCTGTAAGCACCGATCTGTTAATTACAGAGTCAGCTTCAAAACTAATGCCCACGCCGTCGTACTTGTAGTTAGTGCCGTCGTCATGGAAGTCGGCTACTGGTGCGCTAAGCGTGTTGCCAATGCGGTTTTGGAATGTAATAACTCCAGACCTTGACATAAACAGACGACCAAACTCGGCGGTTTCGTTGATCTGCGTAATGTATTGCAGCACGTTTGTTCCTGCCGGCACGGTGTACGCGGCGTCGTGGCCAAGGTTGACTGTGCCTGTTGCGATGCTTCGAGCGCCTGCGGGGAAGTCAACTTCTGGTAGGTCTAGGACTGTTTCTATGCGTTCGCCTGATGTTTCGGCGGTGACGTTTAGTTCGTTTAGATAAGTTTGCGCCAGTAGATAGAACTGGTCAGCGCAATACACGGTCACGGTATCTAAACCGCCGAGCGCAAAGTTGTAGTCGTAGTTGACAACATAACCGCTAAACAATGATTCGGGCACATTGGTTGAGCTGTAACGGATTAGTCGGACTTCGCGCAATGGGGCAAGACCTGGCTTTGCTTGTGGGGTGTCGTAGTACGGGCTGTTTTGGTCAAACGGGTTGAAGATGCCGTCCACGTCTTGAATGGTGAATGTCATTGTGCCTGCGCTGAACTGATCGCCCACGTCACGGCGACCGCGCCGCACGTTGATGCTGACAGTTGAGTCCATTACATCGGCAAACTCGGTTGTACCGTCCAGCACATACTCGGTGTTGTTTAGTACGCCTTTAAGCGTGTCGTCTAGGACGAACGCGTCAACCTGAAATCCTGTGGCGATTTGTAGGTCATAGTTGCCAGAGTCAACGACCGCTACGCCTGGCATTAGGCCACCTGTAACTGCAACGGCCCAGCGCTACGCGAATAGGCGCGCAAAGCGTTAACGACCGACTCACCGATCTCCGCGCTTGTAGCAAGTCCGCCTGTGACGTTGATGGTCACTCCCCCGCCAGTATTCATGCGGTCTAACGGCACTACTGCTTCTGGGCCTGCTTCACCGATCAGGGCAAGAGTAGGGGAGCTAACAATGCCACCCTCGGCCATGCGCGGTAGGTTCATGCGACTTGCTGCTTGTGTAGCCGAGTTGCCACCAATGCTGGGCAGGTTGACGTGGGCAATGGTGTTGATGTCTGGCGCTATTGGAATGGCGTTGTAGGCGCGAATGATGCCGTTGACCATCATGATCGCACCGTTTACCACAGACTCGAATGCGCCAAGGATGCCGTTAATGATTGCGTTGACGCCAGTCTTGAACCAGTCAAACTTGTTGTACGCGACAACTAGCGCGGCGACCAGTAGCGCGACGCCTGCAGCGATCAGGGCAAACGGGTTGAGCGCCATGGCAATGTTTGTGGCGACGATTGCAGCTGCGACCAGACCGATTGCGGCGGCGATTGCCAAGAATGCTTGCGGGTTGTCTTGAGCCCATGCAGCAAACTTGTTAAGCACAGGCAGGACGGCTTCGAGCACGGGCAACAGCGCTGCACCGATTGACTCTTTGGTTTCGCCAATTGAGTTTTTGAGAATCTTCATTTTGCCTGCAGCGGTTTCGGCGCTGTTTGCTGTAGCACCGCCAAAGGTTCCACCGAGCACGTCCATGACTTCGTTGAGGCTTGCGCCTTCTTTAATCATGGTTGACATTTCTGGGCTTAATGATCGGAGCGCCTTAAAGTTGCCTTGGTATGCCTTGGCAAGCGCGTCAGCGACGCTGGCAGAATCCATGCCGGTGGCCGTGCTGATGTCCATGACAAGGTTCATGTCGTTCATGGCAATGCCAACATCTTTTGTACCGCGCACAAGCGCTTCTAATGCTTTGCGATATTCGGTATCGGCAACGCCAGACGCTCGACTCATCGCGCTGATCTGCTTCTCTACTTGCGCGGTTTGTGCAGCACCAGCGCCAGTCACATTTTGCAAAGTAAGCGCTAACGCGGCCTGCTCTTGCTGGTCTTCCATTGCAGCGCGTGTGGCATCGCCAAGCGCAATAGCCAAACCGCCAAGCGCGGCAGCTGCAGGAATAGCCGCCTTCTTAATGGCAAACTGTGCCTTTTCGCCGACGGTCTCAAGTTGCTGAAACTGTTTGACAGCCTTCTTTACCCCTGTGCCGTCAAACTCGCTGATGATCGGGATATTGATTGCCATTATGCAGTCTCTCTATTCGCTTCGCTCATGACGCGCTTCACCAACTGCTCCATCTCGGACATGACATCGTTTTCGCGTTGCTCGTACGCTTTCCACATTACTCGCGAACGATCACCGTATCGTTCACTTAACGCTCGGCCTAACGCGCCAGCCATAGACATGTCAAACATGGTGCCAGTAGCGCCTTGCCATTGAATGGCAAACGTGCCCACATTTGACTTGTTTCCGCCGTATTCCTTGATATTTCGCGTGTTGATCTTGGCAGCGATCTTCTGCTTCATGCCTGGTATCCACGGCAACATCTTGAACCCTGATCTAGTGCTCCAATTGCGCGCCATACCAGATAGCGGGACATTTGAGGGCACAAGTTTGTTTGCGTCGTCAATAACAGGCTGAACGATCTTCTTGTAATCCTTGGTGATTTCACGGCGCAAAGATTTGTCAATCTTGTTGAGGGTCTTCAAGGCTTCTTTAAGCCCGACGACCTCAATCTTTGTTGACACTTGGTTCACGTCATCTCCGTTTTTTGTTTGCCTCGTTAAGCACTTTAATGACCGTCGTCAAGTCTCGTGAGTCAAACGCAATGTCGCTAGGCCACCAACCGACCGCGACCAGTACTTCTGCTAATTGGCGGCGGTAGGTGCCGCGTCCGTAGGGTTTGGGTCTGTCTCGTCCAGTACCGGCAGAATGTCGATGTCAGGGTTTTTGCTTAACCATTCGCGCCAGTTGTCACCAACTTGCTCACCTTTAATCTTTAAGATCGTGTGCATCCAACAGGCGTAATCCGAATACAACGGGTTTGCGGAGAGCTGTTGAATGTTGCGACGTTCAAGCCGTTCCCATTCAGTAACCACAAACAGGTTTGTGTAGTAATACTCTGGGGCGCTGTCAGGTGTGCGCTTTAACTGCAACTTGATTTTCATGTGTCTCCTATGTCGGCTTGGAGCCGTTGATTATGCGGTTGTGTCAACCGAGTACGTGCCCCCTTGGAGCTCGATTTCGTAAACACTAAGCTCACCCAAGGACGCGTTGATCACAGGCAGGCTAGAAAAATAGGTATCGGTCAAAATAAAGCCTGGATTAGTTGCCGAATCAGCAGCGCTACTTGGATTTACTTTGACGGTGCACTTAGTGCCAAGCAACGGTGCAAGAACCGCGTACGACTCTGACGATGCATAACTGGCATAGACCGTCAATGTCAAACTATTCGAAAACAACCCTGCCGTCATGGTGCGGGATGTCTGGCCGAATGCGGTATCTTCAAGAGCTTCCGCGGTGACCGTCAACGTTGCTGCGCTGACCTGATCGGTGATGTCAACAATGGTGCCAATTGCGGTGCCAATTTTGACTGTTGGGTTCGAGAGGTAAGTTGATGCTGGCATGTTTGCTCCTTAAGTTCTGTTCTGATAGTAGATGATTTGTATTCGGTAGTAGTGGATTATGCGGTCTGGGCTTGGATAGCGCAATCAAGGTCGTAGCACGGGTACAACGCGCCACCGATCTCAAGGCTTGACGGACGGCCAGCCATGACAATGATCGGCGAGTTAAGCACACTTGCAACAATGCTTAAGATCGAACGGAGCACCGGCAGACCTGCAGGCCCAGAGCCAATAACTTTGATCGGGAACTCAAGACGCACAATGTTGCCGTTGCCAGCAAACGTGGTGAAGTTCGGCGCGTCCAAATAGACCGAGTTAGGAACGAGACGTGTTGGGTCATTTATTACACGGAGCCCAGACACAGCGGTCAGCGTCGCGGTGACATCATCAATCGCTTCGTTGAACAGGTCGGTGTACGACATCAGGCAACCGCTGGACGTGGAATGCCAAGCAGCTGCTTGACGATCGGGGTCAGGCTTTGCTGTGGTGCCGAGCCCATGCCGTCAAACGTGGCGTAGGTTGCCTCTATTGACCCTCTAGAGCGCCATAGAGCGGCGCAATACATTAAGGTGCCCAATGTTGCGTCACCGCCTGGTGAAGTCGTTAGGGAGTCAATATAGCCCGATTCCTGACGCCTGCGATAACAGAACTGGTTGCCAGCAGACACGGATTGCGTGAGCAACGTGTAGTCGTCCGATGGGTTGGTGATCGTGATGCCGAGATAAGACATCACTTGCGCGGCTGTCACCCATGTGCAAACAGGGTCATTGGCAACTGTTCCAGACGCGGCGACACGCTCGACATCGCTTGCGGTTTTGGCGTACAGCACCTGATCGGCAATTGGCACCTGATAGTCGTAGAGCAGATCGCCCTGTGTATCAATACCAAGAAACAAATACTGGGGAAGCGCCCTAACCGAATATGAGCCGTTAAAGGTTGCGTCAACACCAGCAACCGTGATTGAACTGCCGACTGCAATCTCGCTGGGGGTCAGGAGTTGCAGTACGGCAAAGTTGTCAATCAGGTACTTGTTAGTAACTGTGTATGTAGCCATGAGCGGTTGCTCCGCTCTCGACTAGGCCTGGGTGATCTTGCGAATCATTCCGCCGATTGCTGCAAAGGTTGACACGTAGCCATGGAATGACATGTTGCGTCCCAAGACTGCTGGCTGTTCAACGCTCATGAGGCCACGGATTGATTCGTAGAACTCGTAAGCATCGCCTGCACCTTGACCAACGCGGGTGATGATCATGGTCTTGGCAGCGAAGTTGCTGTCAACTACCAACTGCAAGCCGAGTGGGTTGCCGTTCCATGAAGATGCCTGACCGCCACCAAGTGCGTTCTGACCGGTGAGGCCAGCGCCGATGAATGGGAATACTGGACGGCCAGTTGTGTCGGCAAGTTGTCCAAGTTGACCCCATACGTCTGGGCTTACGAACATGTGGGTAGGTGTCCAGTTTCGGTTTGATGAAATGTCAACTGCCGAGTCATAAACAGACTTTAGCAAGTCGGCTACGGTGCCGTCCCAAACGCCTGACGAGTTTGCTGCGGTGAGCAAGTTGTCTGCAGCCAAGTTGTCAGAAGCAATCATGTATTCGCCCATGAGGTCATTCAAGATCAATTGCATTGCTGCAGGTGAAGTGAAGTCAATGTCCTGAACTGACAGCGTTACTTGACCAGCAAGTGTGGTCTTGCTGATTGAGTTGGATGCAATCACCATGGTTGTTGCTGATGCTGAACCAAGTTCTGATTGTGATGCAACGCTCGTGTGCGTGGTAATTGTTGGACGGATAAAGGTCTTCGACTGTCCGTTGTCTGGGTAAGCGCGAGCGCCTACAGCATCAACTACTGGACGCAAGAAGTTCAGGTCTTGAACCAATGGCCCAAGTACTGGAACTGGCAACAGACCAGGTGTGTCAGTTGTGAGCACGTCGCCTGCAGCTGCCTGCAATGCGGTGCGCTTTGATGCTGTGTATTCAGCGACTGCAGCGTTTATGTTCTTAAACGTGTCGCCACCGATGTGGTAAGCGGCCATGTATTCGCCTGCGCTTGGCAAAACGAATTCTTTTTTAGCTTGTGCAAAAATTGGTGCAGTAGGGATTGTTGCCTCGACTGCTGGTGCGGTTACTTCTGACATTTCTGGTTTCTCCTCTACTGGGGTTACTTCTTCATTTAACACTACTTCTTCTGGCTCTTGGTGGATACTCGCTGCGACTTTGGTGATGTTTGCGGCATCGCCAAAAGCGCCGATCGGAACTAGGGACAATTCCATCCAGTCGGCTGACTCAATAATCATTGTGCCTTCTTCGTCATACGAGAACTTGGTTGGGTTTACGCCCACCGATACTTGGTCAATGGTGCCGTCCAAGGCCATGACCAAAGCGTCATTGCCTAGGGTCGTTGCGCTGATTTTGGCGCTGAACATCATGCCTTCTTCGGTGTCCACGCGCTCGGTGACAACGCCTACTGGTTGGCTGGCATCGTGGTACATAAACAGGCGTGGCGCTTTTCCTTCGACTGGCAATGAGCCTGGGCGAAAGATCACAGCTGTGCCATCCGAAACTGTTGCCGGCACGTTGTACGGAACTGCGGTTCCAGAGATCGTGCGCTTTGGTGCTTCGCCAATTGCGGCGTCAACCGTAAATTCTCCTGCAATTAACTTAATCATCGTGCTAACTCCTCTTGAGTGTTTTCTCTTACAACTACTTCTTCATTGTCCATGCGATCGGCCATAAAGTTTTCTTCTAGGTATTCATCGGCGTCAAATTCAACGTATGTCCCGCGCGGTAGCACGTTGTCCATTGACAAAGCGCCAGCAATTGCGTCGGCATACAATTTCACGCCAAACAAATAAAGATCGGCGCGCGCTTGCTGTGACGACTGATATGAATAAGCGCCAGTAGCAACTCCCACCAAATACGGTGGCACGTTTGCAAGACGTGACATTTCAAGCGCCTGATATTGCGACGCTTCAATCAAAAGCATCTTGTCAGGTGTGCTGTTTGTTTCCGTGTATGTCAAATACTCGTTAAGCGCTGCAGTCTGGTTAGTTGCTCGAGCGGCATTAAAAGCGCTAGCCAAATCAGCAAGTTCTTGCGCGCTAAGTGGTTCGCCACCAGTTTGTTTGAGTACGCCTGCTGGAATGCTTGATGATGCGTTGCGGTTGCGCGCTGCTTCAAGTTTTAGCGCGGTTTCAATTGCGCCTGGTGCCGAGTAGATCAGGCCTTGTGCTGGAGACAAGAATTGCACAAGGTTGGCTGGGTCAATTTCTCCGCCTTGAAAATACACTTGTGACGATGGAGCAAACCACACAGGGCCAGCCATGTCGGTAGTAGTAATTGAGCCTGCCGGCAGTCGAGTAAACGTGGCAGGGTATCCGTCGGCGGTGCGTGAAGTGAT